TATATGGATACTGAAAGCATGGCTCAATAGTGCCTAATGAAACAATCCTTCAACAGATTCGCACACCTTTAGCAACTGCCTTATCTAGCGTTGCAGGAAATGTTTATGCTTTTGTGCCTGAAACAGTTATTCCTCCAGCAGTAGTAGTTGTTCCAGATAGCCCATATTTAGAATTTGAAACAATTAATAAAAGCAATATCAGAGCAAAAGTTAATTTTACTATTTCAGTTGCAGTTGCTTATAACAGCAATCCTGCATCGCTCGACAATATCGAGCAATTAATAATCAGCGTTCTGGCAGTTATTCCTGGTGGATATATTGTCAGCTCGGTCGAAAGACCAACAGTTACCACAGTCGGAGCATCGACTTTGCTTATCGCAGATGTTCGAGTATCTACCTACTACACACGCACAGTCTAAGGAGAAATAATCATGGCAACAGTAGTAATCACTGGTCGCGATATTTCGTTGTCTTTCACAGGTGGAACAGACATCGAAGCGCAAGCAACCAGCGCAGTATTAACAAAAGTCAATGAGCGTCAGGAATACCAGACACTTGATGGCACAGCTTATAAGACCACAAACATTTCAGGAACATTTGCATTATCAATGTTGGCTGATTGGGGCAAGGCAAACTCAGTTTGCGAGGCTCTATGGACAGCAGCAGAAACTGCTCCAGATACAGACATTACAATCACTCTTACAGCTGCAACTGGGGCACAATTTCAATTCCCAGTAAAGCCAGAGTTCCCAACAGCCGGTGGATCAGGAATTGATGCACAAACTGTTGATTTTGAATTCACAGTTTCAGGTGGAGCAGTAACAGAAACATTTAGTTAAGAAATAGAAACGGGAGCAAAAAATGAAGTTACCAATTACAATTGAATATAACTCAGGCGAGCAAGCCACTTATGTAGCCCAACCGCCTGAGTGGGCAAAGTGGGAAAAGACAACTGGTCATACCATAAGCCAAGCAAAAGAAAAACTTGGAATGTGGGATCTAATGTTTTTGGCTTATAACGCACATAAGCGAGAAGCAGCAGGAAAGCCAGTAAAAGGTTTTGAAGTATGGATGGAAACAGTATCCGATGTAATAGTCGGTGATGCAGACCCAAAAGTCATCCAGCAGGAAGCCTAAGCAGATTATTGGTTGAGTTGGCAATAGCCACACAAATACCAATGAGTGAATGGGTTGATTCAGACGACATTTTAACAGCGATCGAAGTATTGGAGCAGAGGTATGGCAAATGAAACAATCGCCTACAATAAAAAAGACCTGCGCGATATTTACAAAGCTTTTAAACTTATGGATGACCAAGCTACTGACGAAGCACGCCGTCAATCTGCTGCTTTGGCGTATTTTGCATCTGAGGAAATTAAGCAAGCAGCTAGAGGTAGAACAAAGGCAGGCGCAGTTGCGCAAAGAGTCGCGGATGGCGTTAGCATTAAAAAATCAAGCAAGATCGGTGAGTTCAGTTATGGATTCGCCAGACAAAAGTTTTCAGGTGGTGCTACTACGCAAACCCTATGGGGTGGTGTTGAGTTTGGTTCAAATAAATTCAAGCAGTTCCCTACATATTCTGGGCGGTCAGGTCGTGGATCTCGCGGATGGTTCATTTATCCAACCCTTCGCAGAATTCAGCCTGAATTGATTAACAAGTGGGAAGAAAGTTTTACTCGCATTATTAAGGAATGGGTCTAATGGCAACCGGTAATAGAACATTAAAGTTATCGATCCTTGCTGATGTTGATGACTTAAAAAAGAAGTTAGGCGAAGCTGATAAAGCCGTTGAAACTAACTCAAGCAAAATTGGTGAGTTTGGAAAGAAGGCTGCTGCTGCTTTTGCGGTCGCTGCTGCTGCTGCCGTTGCCTATGCTGGCAAATTAGCCGTTGATGGGGTCAGGGCTGCGATAGAGGATGAGCAGGCACAGTTAAGGTTAGCCAATGCCCTAAGACAGGCTACAGGGGCTACTGATGCCCAAATAAAGGCAACTGAGGACATGATCCTAAAGACATCTTTAGCCACAGGTGTTGCTGATGACAAATTGCGTCCAGCGATGCAGAGATTGGCAGTATCTACAAAATCTACTGAGGAAGCCCAAAAGTTATTAACCCTCGCTTTAGATATTAGTGCTGCATCAGGTAAAGATTTAGAAACTGTTGCAAATGCTTTAGGTCGTGCTCAAGATGGTAATCAAGCAGCACTTGGCAGATTAGGTCTTGGATTATCTAAGGCTGAACTTGCAACATTATCTTTTACTGAAGTTCAAGCCAAGTTAGCAGAGTTATATGGTGGCGCAGCAGCTACAAATGCTGAAACCTTTCAAGGAAAGATTGATCGCTTAAAAGTAGGATTTGATGAGGCTAAGGAAAGTTTAGGCGTTGCTTTATTGCCAGCAGTTGAGCAGTTTATTACATTCTTAAACGATCAAGGAATTCCAACCCTTAATGCTTTTATTGCAGGATTAACTGGTGATGAAGGATTAAGTGCCAGCCTTACCGAAACTCAAAGAGGTGCCGAAAGTTTTGGAAAAGCAATTGGCGTAGTAAGTGGAATTATTTCAGGATTTATTACATTCTTGCGAGAAGCAATTGGATTAGTCGTATCACTAGCAAATGAGTTAATCAGAGTGGTTAATATAATTCCTGGTGTTAATGTAGGGTCAATTCCAAACCCTGCTCCATCAGCTGCTAGATCATCATTACCATCAGTTCCAAGAGCAAGCGGTGGTTATACCACAGGTCAAGGCGTTACAAACATAACTGTTAATGCAATCGATGGCGAAGGTGCTGCAAGAGCTGTTGCTAAAGTTGTTAATGATAGTGCAGCAAGATCAAACCCATATCTTTCACGCGCAGCCGTTAAGAAGTAACCATGACAGTATGGAATCCTGATTGGAAATTAATTGTCAGTGGAGTCGATTATACTGACATAACAATTAGCGATATTCAGCATCAGGCTGGTCGTGATGATATTTACTCACAGCCAAACCCATCTTATGTTCAAATAAGTTTAGTTGCCTTAAATGGTCAAACATTACCTTTTGACATTAATGACAGTTTAGATTTACAAGTCAAAAACAGCGCAGGAACTTATGTAAGCCTATTTGGTGGCGATATTACGGATGTAAGTGTTACTGTCGGTGCTACTGGATCGATAGCCACAGTTGTCGAATACACTATTATTGCAATGGGTTCACTTGCAAGAATAGCCAAAGAAATTTGGAATGATAACATTTCTCAAGATGAGGATGGCAACCAGATTTATGAAATTTTGTCTAGCGTATTGCTTGGAACTTGGAATGATGTTCCATCAGCTACAACATGGGCAACATATAACGCAACTGAAACTTGGGAAAATGCAGTCAATTTAGGACTTGGCGAAATAGATCAACCAGGTCTTTACACAATGACCGCTCAATCAAATTTAACTGACACTATTTACAATGTTGTTGCAGATATTGCTAATTCTGCTTTTGGTTACATTTATGAGGATAATGCAGGAAACATAGGTTATGCAGATGCAGACCACAGGCAAAACTATCTGCTCACAAATGGTTATGTTGATTTAGATGCCGGTCATGCTTTAGGTGCTGGCCTTTCCACAGTTATGCGCTCAGGTGATGTTAGGAATGATATTTATATCAATTATGGCAATAATTTTAATTCACAAGAAACTGCCACAGATGCCGCTTCAATTGCCCTTTATGGCTACAAAGCCGAAACCATTAATTCAAGAATTCAAGGTTCAGTGGATGCTCAAGCAATTGCTGATCGGTATATCGCTCAAAGAGCTTATCCATTACCTAAGTTCCAATCGATCACTTTCCCAATAACCAACCCTGAAATTGACAACTCAGATCGAGATGCTTTATTAGGTGTCTTTATGGGCTTGCCAGTTTATTTAACTAATCTACCTAACCAAATATCAGGTGGAGAATTTGAAGGTTATGTTGAGGGCTGGTCATGGAGCACACGATTTAATGAGCTGTTTTTAACAATCAATGTTTCTCCAGTTGCATTTAGCCAAGTGGCGATGCGTTGGAATACGACCCCAGCCACAGAGGCTTGGAACACAATAGACCCAACATTAACTTGGGAATACGCTACAATAGTCGCATGAGGATAGGATAAAATGGCAACCACTACCAATTATAGCTGGACTACTCCAGATGATACCGCGCTGG